GTGTGAATGCGGTGAGCTTGTTGGCCGTTAGCACCAGCCGGGAGAACTTGGGTGCCGTGGTGGACAGCGCCGCGCCCTCAGCCGTCCACGCCGCCGACACGCCACCGAAGACCGAGCTAGTGTGCGACGTGTCGTCGATGCTGGGCAGCGGCACCCGCAGCGAGTCCATCGGGATGACCGTCGCCTCCGGCCGCACGACCTCCTCTTCGAGGCTCAGCGCGTTGATCTCGCTCCTGAGGTTCTCAGGTACAAGGAAGCCACCCTCGGACGGGACCCTCTCGGCCATGCCCGCGTTCCTGATCTCCAGGGTCTTCGCCAGCTGCCCCTTGAGGTTCACGAGCTTGTCGAGCAGCTCGCCGTTGCCGTCCCGCTTCGCGACCGCCTCACCCTTGATGACGGCCCAGACGAACTGCTTCAGGTCACCGGTGTACTCGCTGTTCTCGATCGACTCGTGCGCGCCCACCGCCAGTGGCGAGAACAGCCCCTGCTTGTCGAAGAACTCGCCCACGTCCTCGACGTGGTTCTTCATCCGCGACCGCGCCACCGCGCGGGCGCGCCGCGGGCCGCGGCCCTTCGCGGCCGCCAGTGCCGCGCCAGGAGTCCAGCCCTCCGGCGGCCGCACGCCGTTCCGGTCCGCCTGGTCGCGCATGAACGTCTGCAAGTCCGCCTGCAGCTGCTCCTTAAACGCGCGGACGTCCTCAGCGTTCTTGCTGTTGAAGGCCGTGATGTACCTGCGGCTGAACTCGCCGAAGTTCCCCTCCTTGAAGAGGTTCTCCAGCGTGTCATTGCTGTGGAACGCCTCCTCGAGCTGCTCCGGAGTCTCCGGGATCGCAACGGTCATGCCCTTACTCCTTTCAGGGCCGGCATTGCCGCCCGGTACTGCTCCAGGGCGGCAGCCCCGAAGATGTCGTCACTCGCGCCGTCCTTCGCCCCGTCGCCGTCGCCGTCGCCGGCGGCCTCCCGGAGCGTCGCCAGCGCCGCCATCAGCGCATGGCAGTCCAAGATCGCCGTCCGCAGCGAGTCCGACGCCGGCTTCCCCTCCGGCGGGAAGTTGCCCCCCGCGTCAGAGTCCGGGTCGCGGCTTTGCAACTCGGCGGCGCACTGGTCGTAGAACCACTTCAGGTCGTCATAGGTGGTGCCAGTCGGGTAGGAGCCGCTGGCGGCCCACTGCGACAGGCGCCGCATCCCGGCGGCGATGTCGACTGGCGTGTCGTCCTTCAGGTCCTTCAGGAACGTGGACTTGACGTCATCGGGCAGCGAGTCGCGGATCACCCCGGCCGCGCGCAGCTCATCGCGCAGGAACGCCCGCAGCTGGCCGGCATCCATGCCCGCCCTCGCGGCCGGGGCCAGCGGCGCCTCGTGCACGTCCGTGCGGCCCACGAGCTGCGTGGCGCACTGCCCGCAGTACCGGGCGTCGTCGTCGGAGAACTTCTGGCACGCCGGGCACTGCACGTTCTCGTCGGCCGTGCGCTTGTAGGGCTGCGGCTCGTACGGCTTGCCCGCCGCGTTCCGCAGCCGGTCCTGCATGCCCTCGTCGTCGTCGCCCGTGTCGTCGTCGTCATCGCCCGCGCCCGGGTCATAGGTGCCCGACCCGCCGCAGCCGGGGCACTTCACCCCGGCCTTGCCCGTCCCCGGGTGAGGCAGCCGCCCAGACCCGCCGCACGTCTTGCACGGCGGCCCGTCATCGGCGGCAGCCGACGGGGCCTTCGCCTGCGGCATCGCCCGCAGCGCCGCCATGACCCGGCCCGGCGCGCGAGCCGCCAGCTGCTCGACGTCAACACCCCGCGGCAGGCGCGCCTCAGCAGTCCCCACCCGGTCAGCCAGGCCCGCCGCGACCGCCTCGTCGGCGGTGTACCACGCCTCCTGCCGCATCACGTCACGCCACTGCTCGGGCGTCCCGCCCGCACGGGCGGCGTACTGCTGCGCCAGGTTGTCGCCGTGCTTGCCGAGCGTCTCCGCGACCTTGAGGAAGTCCTCCTGGTTGCCCATGCACGCCGTCAGCGGGTCGTGGATCATCAGCATCGCGCCCGGCTCGACGATCCGCTCATCGCCCGCCTGGGCGATCACGCTCGCGATGCTCGCCGCCATGCCGTCGACCACGGTCCGCTTGGGGCCGGGATAGGCGCGGATCGCGCTCGCGATCGCGATCCCGTCGGCGACGTCGCCGCCGCCGGAGTTGATGTGCACGTCCAGCGGGCCTGACACGCCCTTGATCGCGTCGGCGAACGACGCCGGCGTGTAGCCCTCGCTGAACCAGCCGCCAGCGCCAATGTCGTCGAAGATGTCGACCCTGGCCGGGCCGGCCCCCTCGTTCCGGATGCGCGCCTTCATCGGGTACGTCTTCATGTCATCGCCCACCCGTCAGCTGAAGCTGGTTGTAGATGGCCATCGCCCGCGGGTCCCGGCCCGCCGCCGCACGCAGGATTGCCTCAGCCACCGCCACCGGGTCCGCCGCGCCAGGCGCCATCTCCGGCACCCAGCTAGGCGGCAGCGCGGGAGCCTGCGTAGCGCGCTCGGCCATCGCCATCTTCGGCAGGCCCACCACCATCGCCGCGTCATCCGGATCCACCCCGGCATCCACCAGCGCCGCGAACGCCTCGCACTTCGCGGTCAATTCCGCGTTGTCCTGCTCGCGGTTCGCCGGCGTCGGGTACTGGAAATCAAACTCCAGGCCAATAGCGGTCTCGCCGAACAATGGCAGGAACTGCGTGTTGATCACGTCATCGCGCCACTGCTCAAGATCAGGAGCGACCGTCCAGGAAGAGAAAACTTCCTCGCCCGTCTGCGCATTCGCGCGGTTGACGTCTTCTGTTACCCCGGTCATTACCTTGTGCATTGCAAGGGCTTCCCGGATGATGTCGCGGGAAGAATTCCGGAGGTTAACGAAGTCCATGTCGCGGGCGCTGTGGTTATTGGCAACCCAGGTAGCGCCGGCCTCCAGCACAGCGATGCGGTGTGCCCGCGCGACGCCCCGGTGCGTCTCCCGCCAGCGGCTGGTGAACTGGTCGAATTCCTCATCAGACAGCGACTGATCCAGCTGAATCACGCCGCCAGGCTCTGCGCTGTTAATGAAATAGTTTTTATTCCACTGCGCCGCGTAATCGGCAGCCTGAATGTCGTTGATGACCGCCTGGACGGGGCCGCAGCCGCCGTAACCCGGGTCCTCCGGGTCCACGTACCGGTTGACGATCACCTCATCCGGCCGCAGCGGGATCATCTCCCGGCCGTCAGGCGACCGGTACACGTAGCCCGCCAGGTAGCGGTCACGGTCCGGCACCGGGATGATCCTGTCCGGCCGCACCGGCCACAGGCCCAGGGGAAACGACGCCCTGTCCTCGGCCGTGTCCACCACCCAGTACGACTTGCCGCACGTCTTCAGCCAGATCTGGCTGACCTGGAAAAGCTGGGTGCGGGACCACACCTGGACGCGCTTCGGGCCGCGGGGGGTCTGCACGGTGATCGACGCCGGGCTGTTCAGCACGTTCAGCGCCGCGTGCACCGTCACCTGCTTGCGCTGGTCGGAGCCACGGTCGCTCGTCGTGTACCGCGACGACGGCGGGGCCGACCGGTACAGGTTCCACTGCTGCTTCGCCACCGACCTGGCCATCAGCGAGACGTTGCTGTAGACGGTGCCGTTCTGCTTGAAGGCGCGGATCATCGCGAGATCGGCATTCGCGCCGACGCCGCCGCCCGGCGTCGTGATCATCGAGCCGGCCATCGGCACCGGCGGCCCGGCCGACTGCGCGGGCGCCGTCCCGGCATTCAGGAGCATCCCCAGCAGGCTGCCCATAAGGAGCCGCCAGGCTCGACGGACAGAACCTCAAGGTCCATGCCCGGCTCCAGGATCAGCGCCCTCACGTCATCACCCAGGACGTCCCGCAGGTTACGGATCAGGCTGTCGAACCCGGCATCATCCAGGCAGTGATCAAGCTTCACCACCAGCCGGTCACCCGGCCGCAGCACCAGCCGCCGGACCTCCGACACCTCAGGCACGCCATCGAGCAGCAGCCGCACCCTCACCGGGACCTCAACCACGCGCTCGGCGGCCACGTCAGCCCCGGATCTTCAGCTCGGCAACCAGCACGGTCACCCCGGTACCGATCCACCCGGCAACCGGCGACGAATGCCACAACCCGGCATCGATCAGCCCCAGCGCGCTCAAGGTCCCCGTGTGATCCGCGATGAACGCCGCCAGCCGCGACGGCTTCTGCTCGCCCTTCGCCGCCGCCCGCGCCTGCAACGCCAGCGCCAGCTTGCCGAGCAGGCTCTTGCCCGTCAGCTGCCGCGGAACCGCCGCCGGCGCCACCTACACGCCAGCCCGGTCATCACCAGGAGAGATCACGCAAACAGGTTAACATCGGAATTACTGATATCAAGCAGCCGACGCATAGACGCGGCCGATGAATCCGGAGGTGGCGCGGCACATGGCACTACGAGACGCCAGCGAGCTCCTCTACCCCGCCGTCTACGCCACCGTCATGAGCCTCGACATCGACCGCGAAGGCAAGGACGCGGCCATGGCCAAGGCCGCACTCCGCATCGCCCGCGTCATCGACGAGACCAGCGACGCCAAGCAGCGCCTGGCCTACGCCCAGCTCATGCCAGAACTGCGCGGCATCCTCGAATCACTCGGAGGCAGCCCCGCCGCCCGCGCCGCACTGAGCAGGGGCAAGCGAGACGGCAAGGACCCCCAGGTGAGCAAGCTTGACCAGCTCCGGCAGCAGCGCGCCAAGCGGGCGTAAGCTCACCGGCTACGTCCAGCCGCTCCGGTGGACGCAGCCGCTCCGGCCGCTCAGCCGTCGCACGTCCCTCGGGTACGAGTGCTGCGACTTCATGGAGATCACCGGCGAGCCGTTCGACCCCTGGCAGGAATGGACCGTAAAGCACGCGCTCGAGCTAATGCCCGACGGGTCGTTCCGTTTCCGGATAGTCTTGATAGTTGTGGCACGACAAAACGGAAAAGCGCTGGACATATCGACAGAACTACCGACATCACGCGGCTTCGTGGCCATGGCCGACATCCGCGAGGGGGACGAGGTCTACCACCCCGACGGCCACCTGACACGCGTGATCGCAGTCTCCGATGTCATGCAGGACCGCGACTGCTACCGGGTAACCACCACCGACGGGCGGAGCGTCATCGCCGATCGCGACCACCTCTGGACCGTCATCGACAAGCGCCGCGCCAAGAGCAAGGGGCCACGCGGCGCCGTCGTGCGCACATACGAGCCGGTCGTGATGACGACCGGCGAAATGGCCAGTGCGGGCACCTCCCGGTGCAAGACCGGATCCCGCACCAGCACCACCGCCGGCAAGACCTACGCGACCAACGAATACCGCTTCACGCTGCCCGCCCAGCAGCCGCTCGAGTCACCAGACATCCCGCTTCCCATCGCCCCGTACACACTCGGCGCATGGCTCGGAGACGGGCACTCGGCAAGCACTAGTATCACCTGCTTCGACGGAGAGATCCTCGACGCGATCCGCGCAGACGGCTACGCGATCATCCCGCGCACTAAACACGGCGCGTACCAGATCTCAAACGAGCCCGAGCGGGCAAGACGGCTCGAGGAAGGCCGGAAGCTCGTCCTCGGCATCGGCGTGGAACGCGCCGCCGCGCATGTCGGCGTCGGCAAGGACGCGCTGCTCGGGGTACCAGGCGTCCCGCTTGGCCGGCGGTCTCTGCTTCCCGCGCCCGAAGTGCCGATGGGACGGTACAAGACCGTGCAGGAGATCCTCCGCGACATGGGGGTGCTCGGCAGCAAGCACGTCCCGGACGCCTACCTGACGGCAGGAGCCAGCCAGCGCGAGGCACTCCTCCAGGGACTGCTTGACACCGACGGCACGATCGACCCCGTCCGCGGCCAGATCGAGTTCTGCTCGACATCCCGGCCGCTCGCCGATGCCGTGCTGTACCTGGCGCGCTCGCTCGGCTGGCGCGCCACCCTCCGCGAAGGCCGCGCCACCCTGTACGGCAAGGACTGCGGCCCCAAGTACCGCGTGTTCTTCACGCCCAAGACCACCGACCCGTTCTGCCCGTTCCGGCTGCCCCGGAAGATCGCCCGGATCCGCGACCTCGACGGCGGCAAGGGGCGCATGACCGTCAGCATCGCCTCCATCGAGCCGGTTGAATCGCGGCCCGTGCGCTGCATCCAGGTCGAATCACCCGACGGCCTGTTCCTGGCCGGCCGCGACCTCATCCCGACCCACAACAGCCACCTCAAGCGCGGCGTCTCCCTCTGGCGGATGTACATGCACCCCCGCTCCCGGATTCAGGGCGTCGCCCAGGAGGTCACGCTCGCCCGTGAGCAATGGAACATGTGCCAGGACCTCATCCACGCCAGCCCCGACCTCGACGCCGAGTGGGGAGACGTCCGCAACGTCAACGGAGACGAGTACTTCTGGCTCGCCAACGGCTCCCGCTACAAGATCGGCGCCGCCAACCGCAAGGCAGGCCGCGGGCAGTCCAACGACGAGGTCAACATCGACGAACTACGCGAACAGCGCGACTGGAGGGCATGGGCGGCGCTGTCGAAGACGACGATGGCCCGCGAGAACAGCCAGATCTGGTGCATGAGCAACGCGGGAGACGATGAATCGGTCGTCTTGAACCAGTTGCTGGACGTCGCCCGCGCCGGAACCGATCCCACCATCTTCCTGGCAGAATACGCCGCGCCCGACGATTGCGAACTGGACGACTGGGACGCCATCCGGCACGCCAACCCCAACCTCGGCCGGCGCATCAGCGCGGACGCGATCCGCACGTCCCTAACCACTGACCCGCCCGAGGTGTTCCGCACCGAAGTCCTGTGCCAGCGCGTGCGCAAGATCAGGAGCGCCATCGACGGCAGCCGCTGGGCCGCCTGCGCCGACCCTGCGGGAACCTTCGACATGCGCCGCGGCAAGGTCCACGCCTGCATCGACGTCGCACCCGACGGCGGCCACGTCACGCTCGCCGTCGGGCAGCTCACCGCCGACCAGCGCGTCCGCGTCGCCATCGCCGGGGCATGGGACAGCACCGAGGCGGCCCGCGCCGAGCTGGAGAAGCTGCTCAACAAGATCCGGCCCAGGAGCACCGCGTGGTACCCGTCAGGACCGGCGGCCGCGCTCGCGACGATCCTGCGCAAGCGGCAGGGCGCAGTCGAGCTCACGGGAGGCGCTGTCTCCGAGGTATGCCAGGAGCTGGCCGACATCATCAAGGCCGCGCGCATCGTCCACCCGGGAGACGCGCTGCTAGACGACCACATTCTTGAAGCCGAGAAGCTTAAGACCGGTGACGGCTGGCGGTTCGCACGGTCGGGCGGTCACGTCGATGGCGCCTACGCATGTGCTGGCGTAGTGCGCCAGGTGCTCACGCAGCCCATCACCGTGCCCGGCGTGCGCATGATCGCCGGCTGACCCGATTTTCGCACCTATCACGCTGCGTGACGAAAAATCTCGATGCACCACGGTTGTCGGAGGGGGAATAGGCCGGCTGACGCTCTGGGCGTGCCCCGCCGC